ACACTAACTAACAAGACACTAACAAGTCCAAAGATAAACGAAGATGTAGCAGTAACTGCAACTGCAACAGAAATAAACATATTAGATGGAGTGACATCTACAACTTCAGAACTTAATATATTAGATGGTGTTACTTCTACTGCAAGCGAACTAAACCTAGTTGATGGTTCATCTGCAGGTACAATCGTTAACAGTAAGGCAGTTATATATGGTTCTAGTGGTGAAGTAAATGCAACCACACTACAGATAGCAGGAACTTCTATTACATCTACTGCTGCAGAACTTAACCTACTAGATGGTGTATCAGGATTAGTACAAGCCGATTTCACAAAATTGGCTGCAGTAGATGCAACAGCAACAGAGCTAAACATCATGGATGGTGGCACGGCTGCTTCTTCTACAACACTAGTAGATGCAGACAGATTAGTTACAAATGATGATGGTACAATGAAACAAGTAGCATTGACAGATGTAAAAACATATTTAACTAGTGCAGGTTTTACTACGGATGACCCAACTGCACTTGCAATAGCGTTAGGATAATAACATGGCAAATACATTTAAAGTAGTCACATTCGCTGCCGAACCTGCTAGTGCAGGAACTCCGTATACAGTGTATACAACTCCGAGTAGCACAACTACAGTAGTGATTGGACTCATACTTACAAACATACATACTGCTCAAGTAACAGCCGATGTAAAGCTCGTATCAGATACATCAGGTGGTGGTAGAGCTGCAACCAACGGAACAGCGTTCTTAGCCAACGATGTGCCTATACCTGTAGGTTCATCACTAGAACTGTTATCAGGTGGTAAAGTTATACTTGAGACAACAGATGCCATACAGATAGACTGTTCTGTAGCAGATAAAATATCAGGAACACTAAGTATAATGGAGATAACATAAGATGCCATATATAGGACCTCCTGCTCCAAATAGATTTGTAGCACCCAAAGCAGCATCTGTATTTTCAGGTGATGGTTCTACAACTGCATTTACGTTAGATCATGCAGTAGGGTCTGATGAAGATATACTTGTATCTGTAGATGGTGTTATACAAGAACCATCTGTAGCATATGCAGTGAGTAGTGGAACAACACTTACATTTACTGCTGCACCATCAAGTAACTCAGGTAATAACATTTTTGTGTATTACTTGTTTAGAACAGTGGGTACTGTAAGCCATCCAAGTAATAATGCTTTGAGTGCGACAAATGTAACTATAGCTGATGCAGGTAATATAGGTAGTGCAAGTGATACAGATGCCATGTCTATATCAAGTGGTGGTGTTGTTACGTTTAGTCAAAAACCTGTATTTAGTGCAGGGGGTGCAGGTAAAGTTTTGCAAGTCGTAACTGCTGAAGTTGTTACATCAAATGCAACAAGTAGCACTTCTTATACTGGAACAGATTTACAAGTTAATATTACACCAAGTGCAACAAGTTCTCATGTGTTAGTCCATGCAACTTTTGATGTTGGTTACCCAAGTGATAATCAATCTACAAAATTCACACTGTATAGAGACTCAACAGATTTAAATCCTCATGCAGGAACAGGGCGAGATGCTTTTACTGCTTTAGGAGCAACTACTGATTTAGGTGCTGGCGAGCAAACATATGGTGTTCAACAAAGACATATAACATTTTTTGACGATGCGATAAGCACAACAAGTCAAGTAACATATAGAGTTTATTTCAAAATGACTGGTGGTACTGGGTATTTTAATATGAATCAAAATGGAGATGCAGGTTCTAAACCAACTGCAACTATCGTAGCTATGGAAATAGGAGCATAATATGAAACTTGTTATTGATGCAATATTAGCCTTAGATTCCAAAGCAGTGGTTAATGTCCGAGACAATGATGTTGATAAAATTGAATGGCTTGAAGATACCACTCCTATAGCTAAAGATAAAATTAATGCAAAATTAAAAGAGCTTGAAAATGCTTATAATGCTTTAGAATATCAAAGAAAAAGAGTTATTGATTATCCACCTATAGGTGACCAATTAGATATGATTTATCATGCAGGTCAAGGTGGAGATGAGTTTCAAAAAGCTATCAAAGCAGTCAAAGACAAACATCCAAAGGGGTAACGAATGACATTAACAAAAGTACAAGCAGAGGGCATAAACTTAGCAGATACGTTTGCTTTTACTGGCACTGTAAGTGGAACTTCAGTTGCAGGCACAGATGCGTTTTCTGCTAATTCAGGTGCTAGTAATTGGGCATCAGTTGCTGCTAATACAATTATTGTGTTTGATGACGATTCAGATAATGATAATTTTGACACAGACAGTCGTTATGATACATCAACTTACAAATACACTGCAAGAGCAGCAGGTGTTTATATGTTTTGGTATTCAATATATGCGGCAGAAAGTGATAGCAGTAATGCGTTTGGTTTTCTAAGAAACGCTACAAAAGTTAATATGTTTCATGGTACAGATAATAAGTTTACTTCTCGCTATGGTGATTCTGAAGATCATACACAAAATGGTATGGTTATTATTAGTTTAAACGCTAACGATACTATGGCAGTTATTGCCGTAGAGCAATCAGATTATTACAGAGGACATTGTGCGTGGGGAGGTTGCCGATTGGCATAATAAAATATGACAAAATACACAGAATTAAAAACATGGAGAGAAGAGCATAGCTCTATTTGGAGAGAAATAGTTTCTCGTTTTGGACAATCAGATTATGATGATGAAGCAAAAAGAACAAAGCATATAGCTACTTTAAAAGCAGAATGGGAAGCTGCAAAATACCAAAGAGATAGAGCATCTGATTATCCACCCATAGCAGACCAATTAGATGATTTATATCATAATGGTATTGATGGTTGGAAAACAACTATCAAAGCAATAAAAGACAAACACCCAAAGGAATAAAACATGGCATACATAGGAGTCAGTCCATCTAATGGAGTACGTAGGGTTCACACCTACACTGCCACAGAATCGCAGACCACATTCAGTGGTGCAGGTGCAGAGGGTACAACTTTAAGTTACAAAGACAGT